GTTTTCCATCTGCTCTGCTTTTTTCTTAGCGGCAAATGTTTCTAATGCTTCTTCCTCTACGCTACCAAACCTACGACCCTTTGCAACATTGTGTTCTTTCTTGACATGGTTAATGGCATTCATCCAACGACCCAAATCACCAGCCATTGATTCAACTTCTTTACCTACTTCAAAGCCTTTCTTGATTGCATTGTAGGCAGTCGTTGCTGCGGCTATTGCTGTAATTGGGTCCATAACTACTTTCCTTGTACATTACTTACTTCTACACAAAAACATTTATCGTTTGTATTTTTAAAATTATGTTCAGTTAATGCCATATGACATTTAGAAATCCATTCATGTGTATCATGGACCTTTGTTTTTACCTCTATGTTGTTAGCAGTAATAACACAAAACATTACTACACTAAGATTTGTAACCACCACCAGCTTTCTTATAAAGTTGTGCAACTCTTTGGGCTTTACGAGCCGACCATTGACCAGGTGCGCCTCCTTTGTCACTAGCTTTAACTTGAGCCACAATACGTTTACGTAATGCAGGTTTGGTATAATTACCTGCCTCGTTTACACGGCTCTTTGTTTTCTTCTTCTTCTTGGTAGGTCTGCCACCTTTTTTAGCCGTAGCAGTAGTCTTAGATTTACCAGCTTTAGACAAGGCAATGGCTATGGCCTGTTTACGTGGTTTACCTGCGGCTACTTCAGTGCTTATATTGCGACTAATTGTTTTGGGTGACTTACCTGCTTTAAGTGGCATTGTTAGGGTCTTTGAAGTTTTGGACGGGCTACACCATATCCACGCATAGGACCGCCTATTTTCCTCTTCATAATCTTACCGCCATAAGCATAACCCATTTCGTCAAAGTCTTCGTCAAGAAGAAACTTATCATTTTGAGCTTGCTCTACTTCTCGCATCAAATCTTCGTACTCTTTATCTTCTTTAGATTTTTTATCAGCCACTGTTCTTTCTCCTACGAGCTTTACCAAAACCTTTTACCTGACGAGCTACGCAACCGACCTTGCCACCTTTTTTAGCTGTCCTAGTTTTTGATTTAGATTTTTTAGAACTAAGTTTCATAAGATCAGATTCAATTTGTTTAATAGGAACATCATAATCATAATCGTCCCCAAGAATTTCATTAAATCCTCTTTTACCTACTCGTTTATATAAATCACCAGAAGAAGGATTCATAGACTTTTCAAATAAGTTCATTATTTGTTTATCACTAGCCATTATGATTTCCTCACTTTACCAAACCCACGCAGAGCGGCTCCACAACCAATACCGCCACCAATGCTACGTTTAATCATGCCGCCTTTGTTAGCGGCTACATCCCCTGAACTAAGACCACTCATGCTTTTAGCAGATTTCTTTTTTGGCTTTGGTTTTGGTAATGGCATGCTATTCTTTTTAGCCACATAATCCATAGCACGTTTACGAGTATTTTCTACAGTACCTATTTTATCTTCTAGTGTTTTTTGTTTTAGTTTTGGGGTAGGTGAAGTCTCTGCACCTGCCTTCATTTTAGCACGAACACCACGTGTGTAGCTATCGTCCTTACGGTTCATCATGTTCATTTCAGTTTGTGATGTACGACCGTATGGACCTTGTGAACCAATGTTTTTACCCTTTTTAGGAGCAGGGATATTTAACGATTGACCTATGCGGATCTTGTTTACATCTTTAAGATTTGGATTAGCGGCAATAATATCTTGAATGCGTACACCCATACGTTTTGCAATCTGTGATACTGTATCACCGCTTTTTACTTTATAGTTAGCCATTTTATTTTCTCCTTAATATAATCTGTTATGACCAGACTGTTTCTTAACAGCCTTTTTAGCTTTTGGTTTGACTGGCATAGGTTTTGATTTAGCTTTAGAAACCTTGCCACCTTTTTTAACACCAGTCATACCAAGCTGGCGTAGAATCTTTTCACGTTCTTTTGGTGGTAGCTTATCCAGCATTTCTTTCATCTGGCCTCCACCTGTACCACTTTTTAAAGCACCTAGTTGTTCCATCATTTTAGCTCCAGCACTCATGCCTTTACCAGCACCCATGCTAGATGAACCACCGCTGGCAGGTTTAACAACTCCTTGACCTTGAGCCATTTTCATAGCTTTTTTAAACATTTTAGTTTGCTCCTACAATTAGATTATCATCAGCACCTGCACGACTTGCTGGCATTGCCATGTCATCTCTGCGTGTGCGTCTTGCTTGATTACGTAAAGTTTCTAGTGATTGTGCATATCTTTGTTCAAACAAAGTAATAGCACTATAGTTTTTCATGAACATCATTGCTTCTACCATACATGCATTGAACAATGCGTCATAACAAAAATCACTAAAGTAGTTATTCGGTGTAGCTGATGTCAGTGTTGTTGGACGTGATATATGTACTACCTCTCCATTGAATGTTGATACAGGAGTAGGTGCAATAAGAATAGTTGTATTATCACGTCTTGCATAATATTCTGGAACACCTGTACTTGCACTTACAGGCCAATAGTCACGAATGTATTCATCTGTACGTGGCAGTAAGTGAATACGTGTAGGATCAGTTGTGCTTGTAGCTGATGTTGTAATATTGATGTTTTTGATAATGCGAGTACCTGTAGGTAATGTCAACTGATTATTGTCAATTGATACTGCAACAGATGTATAAGTGACAAGACCATAATCGTCTAGGTCACGTGTCATACGTTCTTCTGCTCTGTTCACCATTTTGGGAACATAAGCTAGGAACTCTGTGCCATCGTTTTCACAGGCTTGAGAAATGTCGTCTACGAGAAAGGTATAGTTAGCCATAATAAATTGCCACTGTTGCGGCTGATGTTGGTGCGGAAACTTTTACAGGCCCAACAACTTTTACTCCAAAGTCTGGAATCATAATATCACCTGCATCCACAACAGTCGTTGCAACAAATTTGATATTGTTTCCATTGGTGTTTCCATAAGCATCTGTTTCGCTTCCTGTAATTAGGAATGTACCAATGCCTGAATATGTAATACCCTTAATGCGTGTGTCAGCTACTGTAGTGTTTGTAGTTGTGTCTAAAACTGCACCACTACCAGTAACAAAACCTTGTTTAATATTTGTAGCCATCTGATCCTCATTGTTAATTAGTTAGTTATTGGTGGACTATTGACTATATTATACACAAAAAAAGAGGGATATGAAAGCCCATACCCCTCCCTTTTTACATTTTTTTAGACGTTAGTACTACGCACCATCTGATCCGTAGAAGCCACGCCAATCTGACCAACCGAAGCTGTAACGCTCACGAGCCTTAAACCGCAGGTTGCCAGTGTCGAAGTCTGGTTCCATTTTGGTTTGCAGAGGCGCACGAACAAACATCTTCGCACCATTCGGACAGTCGGTTTTCAAGAACCAAGCGTCAGTGTCTGTGAAACGGCGGTTCACGTAGAAGCCACCAGGTACAAGACCCTGATTCCGAATTGAGTTGATGTCGTTGACATTGGTAATGCCATCTGTACCGAAGGTAGCAGTAGCAGTTGACATTGTGCTGTTCAGGATTTGATCAGCAGTGAATGCCAAATCTGATGGGATGTGCAAAGACTTTGCTTGCAGACCAATCAGAATACCACGGTCATCTTTAGCTTTTGAGATCTGGATCAGCGCAGCTTCCAAAGATGATTCCGCAAGATCAGAAGCACCAATGTAGTTTGACTGATTACCAGCACCAGCTGTTGGGTGTGAAGCAGAGAACAATGCAACACCGTCACCACCTACATAGCTTGCGCTAAAGCCGTTGTTGAACACGTCAGCAGCTTTAACTTGCTTGGTGTTCGCCATAGCACGAGCCAAACCTCTTGCACGAAGTTTTGCAAATGTGTCATAGAGGTTATCTTCCATAGCCTCTTCTGTCACTGCAAATGCAAGTGCAATGGTTTCGTGTGTGTAACGAGCCGTGTAGCTCTCTTGTGCATCGTCATAGGACACTGCAGCACCTTCACCCTTAACAGGTGCAGTACCAAATCCTGTGAACAATACTTCTTCTTCAAACGCACGATCTGAATTTTCAGTTTCAAAAAGCGGTGCGTGTTCGTCAGCAACTTCCCCATACTCCATACCGAATACGGCATTAAGACCTGGGAGAAGCTCTTTCGCAATACTTGCTCTATTAATAGCCATTCTTTAATCTCCCTTAATTAGCCCAGTAAGTAGGCAGTGATGGTTGCAGGTGCAGAAACAGTGGCAGTCAGGAAGTTATCTGTATGCTGAATGAGTTGTACATTCAACTTCAAATAAGCGTTCTCTGCGGCTACAGCTACATCGTTCCCTGGCTCATCAACTGAATCCAAGGTACGGCACATAGCAATACCAGTTGTACGAGTTGCTGCTTCAACACCGTGACCAGACATACCAGTGAAGGTTGAGCCTGTTCCAAGTGTTACAGCAAAGTTTTGTGAACCGTGAAGGTCACCAGCAGTTACAGATGCATCTGCTTGTACTTCAAACACGGTACGTGAATCGTCAGCGACAAGAGCAACGGCGTTAGTAGCTGATGTACCTGAAGGCCAGTACTTGCTGAACTTCTGTACACCGTCTGCTTCGTAACGGCATCCCATAAATACACCTTGAACCACTTCGGTTACTGTCGTAATGACTTCCAAATTCCCTGCATTAATACGGACAAGATCGCCTGTAAAAATGTTAGCAGCGTAACCTGAAGCAATAGGGTATTCACTTTGACCCTGGTTGTTCGGGGTATTACCACGTTTACGAGAAGGACGGAAGCCTGACAATGCTTTAGTTGCAGTCATGTTATTTCTCCCATTAAATTAAAATGACACTACTAGGTTCCGACCTATATCCAAGTTAGTCTTGGAATTTAGCTGGACGGCCTCTAGTAACTTGTGTTTTACTGTTATTACGAATTGGCATACGAGAATCGCTTGAGTTCATTAGCTGTGCATTAACTGCGTCAACCATTTCCCTACTAGCGTTTTCATAGTGTGCCTGACGAGCTTGGGCTTTACGTAAAGGCAATTTAGCCAAAGCAAGGTCTCCACGACAGACCGTTCCCATATATCGTCCTTCATCTCTCACGAAAGATGTGTGTTGCATCTCTGGAACTTCTTCTATAGAAACAAACTCCCAACCTTCGGCATGTCGCTTGCCTACGTTCCGATAATCATCCTGATTCTTTGTACTAATCCGAATCCACCGAAGTTTCAAACCTTGGTCAAGGAAACGGTTTTCTACTGATTCAGGAATTTCTAGAAGGTTTGGTTCCCGATATTCATAATCTTGTTCTCTAGAATTGAGTTCACGAGACTCTTCACTACGTGATACTGTTGTTCGTGCCATGTTTAATAACCTCCACGCCGATTGTTAATACTTGTGTATTCTCCGTCTGCCCGTTCAACTTTAAGTTTTTCAGCAGCATATTGTTCAAGTGGTATCCCCCATTTCTCTGCAAGGCGTACATCTTCTTGAGATAACTTTACCTTGCGACCAGAGCTAGGATTGGGAGTGCGTGACGCTCCTGCTACAACTTGAGAAGCCTTTGCGGTGGCTTCTTGCCGTGCTTCGACTTGCTGTGTAGGTGCTTCAAACCGTGTAGGAAAAGCACTAGCTAGTCGCTTATCAATTTCCATATAGTACTCTTCGTCTGAAGGATCATAACCTTCGTCCTTCATGCTGGCATCAATTTGTAATGCAGCTTGAGTGAGTACATTATCCTGACCGAACCAAGGATTACGTGCGGCCCATGAAATTGCTTTAGGGTCATACGCTTCCTGTTGTGCTGGTTGCTCTTGAACCTGTTGAGCTTGTTGCTCTAGTTCTTGCTGATAACGCTGATAAGCGTATTGGCTTTGCTTTAGTTGCATAGCTTCTGCTTGTGCAGCTGCCATTGCTTCTTGAGCCGCCAGCATCTTGTCGGCATCGCCGCTTTCAACGGCTACACGATAAGCTTGTTTGGAAAGTTCCATCTTATCGTTAATCGAACGCTCATTATTATCAAGATTGCTCTTAATGTTTTGTGCGTATTCTTTTTCTTTTTCTTTCAGCTTTGCTTGAAGAGAAGCTTCACGAGCTTTAAGTTCTTCAATTTGTTGCTCACGTTCTTTACGTTGGCGAACAAGCTGGCGAATACGTTTCTGTGCGCCTGATTCTTTTTCTTCATTTTCTTCTGCCACCCCTTGCTCTTGGGCTGTTTGCTGAACATCTTCTGCATCTCCAAGATCTAGTTGAGGTTGCGCTTCTTCTTCTTGAGAGGCTTCGTTTTCAATTTCAAACTCTACCCTCTCTTCCTCTTTTGCGGCTTGAGGAGTTACCGTTGTCCAATCATCAGACATAAAAATCTCCTTTTTAACGACAGTTGCGATACCTGACGAGTTACGCTTGATTATTATAATACACTAAGTATTGTTATTACACAATAGCTAGTGTCATTAATTTGACAAGTTATATGTGGGATCGAGTGTTTTAGGATCATCTAATACCATTGAAATCTGATCATCAAATAGAATTAGCATTCTAACACCCTTGTAAAAGAACTTCTGTCCTGTATGTTTACCATAACAAACATAGTCACCTACTGAACACCACGGTCCATTAAGAAACTTATCTTTGTCTTTATAGGCTAGGTCACCTATGGCAAGGACTTTACCAACAGTCGTTAGGTAGGAAATGTCATTGACTGTTGAATCAGGTAGAATGATTCCACCCTTTGTTGCTTTCTTAATAGATACAGGCCGCACCAGAAGGTGATAACCAGGGATATGTGGAAGAACTTCTGGATCAGGTGCTTCAGCATTTGTGATCCATTCGTCATTCAACATTGCTTTATCCATTGCTACTGCTTGCATTTTTACTCCCCATCGTCTTCGTATATCATTTTATTGACTATACTTTTGATTTCCACTAAGGCATACTCAAGTCCTTGAATACGCCCAACTAGATTTGTATAGCTATGATAATCTGAAGCACCGCCAGATGCAAGCGTTATTTTTACTGATTCAATTTCTTTCATCAGCATTTTATAAATTTCTTCGTAAATCATTATATTAGTTTCTGGTAGTTAATACCATAAGGGTTACGTTCAACTACAGAGCCTCCACGTTTTCTTTCGTTGGCTGGACTAGGAACTTCCATTAAACTAGGCTCTGAACGCTCAATAAAATCTGTACTAGGTTTTACATATCCCATGTCTTCTAAATCTAGAATGGCTTGGTTTCGTAAATCCATTTGTGATTTTATATAATCTTGTATATCAAAGTCATCCATGTAACCTTCATCAGCAAGAGATTGCATTCCTTTAGCATCAACAAATATATCTTGATCTGTTTTATTTGCCATACGTATAAGAGCAGCTCTATCTTTAATAGGCTTGTCAACAGCAATCATTTTAGAATTTATTTTATCAAGCTGTTTCTTTTCTAATTTAGTTAATCCATTTTCAATTTCATATGTTACGCTAATAACCCTGTCACCTTCTCTTTTAATGTCTGTGTTTTTATTATAACCTGGGCGATACTTTTTCTGAAGTTCAATATATTTTTTTACTTCGGCAGGACTAATATCTGCACCTGCTTTACGAATAGCTTTAATACTGTTTAAATCAACAAAGGGACTTAAACCAGGTGCTGTTTCGTCAATGAATGGATTAAAACCTGCAAGTTCGGAATTTCGTTTTGGTCTTAACAATGCTGGTTGTTCGGAATAACCTGGTAAGTTTGCTGCTATATCAGGTAAACCGCCCTTACGAATATCTTCCATAGGTATTCCTTGAATGGTACGTTCTTCAAGAAACTCTCTTTGAAGTGTATTTTCTTCTAATGGAAGTTCTTTATCAAGTTTTTCTTTTATACCTGGTGGAATATCCAA